GCATTATAACATCAGTGCCTATGACGAAAAGACAGGCAAGGGACTCGTGCGCCATATTATGGGACGCGTGGGCGTGCACAGCGGCGAGGTGATGGCGGTTATCATTACCTCCGGCTATGACATTCCGCACCGCGGCGTGCTTATTGAATGGCTGAAACGCTATGTTCCGGGACTTGTGAGCGTGGTGCAGAACATCAACAAAAAACAGACGAACGTGGTCATGGGCAGTAAAACTCGTGTGCTGTACGGACCGGAATCGATTAAGGACAGCCTGGGAAGCCTGAGCTTTCATATTTCCGCGCAGGCCTTCTTCCAGGTGAACAGTGAGCAGGCCGAAAAGCTGTATAACAAGGCGCTGGAGTTTGCGGCGCTGAGCGGCAAGGAAACCGTAGTGGACGTTTACTGTGGTACAGGTACGATTTCGCTGTATCTTGCGCGTCATGCCAAACAGGTTTATGGTATCGAGATTGTGGCTCCTGCGATTGAAAACGCCAAGAAAAACGCTGAGGAAAATAAATGCGCTAATGCGGAATTTATCTGCGGTGATGCTGCGGTAGAGCTGCCGAAGCTGCTGGCCGGCGGTGTGCGTCCGGACGTTGTGGTAGTGGATCCTCCGCGTGCGGGCTGCGAGCAGAAGGTGCTGGCGGCGATTGCTGAGGTACAGCCTGAGCGCGTTGTCTATGTGTCCTGCAACCCTGCGTCCTTGGCGCGTGATCTGGCGTTTATGGAGCAGCATGGGTATAAGGCGATTGTAGCGCAGCCGGTGGACATGTTCCCGATGACGAGCCATGTGGAAACTGTGGTGCTGCTAAACCGCATGAATACGGCATTTTAAGGGTTTCGGAAGGGTGAAAAACTGTAATTTGTGGCCCTCGTGTGGCCGAAAATTTTAGATGGCCACAATTTAATAGCAAAAAACAAAGCGCTCAGACAACAATCATTTGCTGTCTGGGCGCCTTTTTTGCTTATTTATGGACCGCCTTTTCAAAGATTTCTACTGATTGATTTCTCAGGTAGTCAGTATTGTGGGTATATGTATTAAGCGTTGTTTCTATGTTGCAGTGTCCTAAACGCTCCTGCACGTCCTTTATATTGGCACCATTCTCAATAAGCGTTGTAGCATGTGTGTGCCTCAGTGAATGGTAGTTGAAATTTATCTTCAGCTCATAGTGGATTGCACGGCTGCAATACTTCATGCTGTCCATACTCAGCAGCTGGCCGTTCTCCCTTACGTTTATCATATCCACGGACTCAAGAGGGCAGGGCACTCCGGCTTCAAGTTCTATGAGCCGGTAAATGGTATCGCCTTTTTCGTCCTGCTCCGGCTTTTTGTAGATTTTTGTGTAGTATTCGTCATAGAAGGCTTTGTTGGCCATTTGCCGGTCATAAGCTTTTTTCAATGCATCACAGAGTGTATCACCGATATTGATGATGCGGTTGGACTTGAAAGTTTTTGTGCTGTTGAAATACCAGGCGCTTTTCTCTTCCTTCTTGCCCTTCTTCTTCAGGACCTCCCTTACATCTGCGCCACAGTTACGCTTAAGCAAAGCTTTGCTGATACTTATAGTCTGATTATCAAAATCGACATCATTCCAAGTAAGGCCGAAGCATTCGGAAATTCTTACGCCGGTGTAGTAGCCGATCATAAGCGGAATATAAAAATTAGAGCCTTCCGGAAAGCGCTCTATAATCTGCTTAAACTGCTCCGGTGTAATGATGTACCGGGTTTCCTTCTTGGCTGCCGTATCCTTGGGGATTCTTACGTTATTGCATGGATTATACTGGATGTACTTCAACGGCTCAATAGCATAATCCAGCGCTGCAGAGAGCGTGGAGAATATACCGACGATGCTTGCCCTGCTAAGGCCACGCAGCTTCAAAGCATTTACGAATTCTTGAACGGCGGAAGGGGTGAGGGATTTTAACCGGTACATTCCTAGGCTGGGCTTCAGGTGATTTTCGATAGTATAAAGATAGCCAAGCTGGGTATTATATTTGAGGTTCATTTTGCAGTAAGTATCAATCCAACTGTCCAGATAATCCGCAACGGAAATGCTGGAAAGATTGAAAGTCTGACCGCTTTCGTTGTATTCTGCCAGCGCCCTGGTTCCGGCTTCCACGGCTTCCTTTTTCGTTTTAAAGCCGGATTTGGAAACACGCTTACGCTTGCCATCGACGGAAGCAGCTTCGAAACGGTACTGCCATTTATCGCCGCGTTTTGTTACGTTTAATGTTGACATAAAAAATCAGCTCCTTTCATTTTACGAGCAGAGCTGATATAATAAAAAAGTAATCAGCTCTTGGCAGTGCTTGGGTTGATGACGTTGAGCGTGCTGGTAACACGTTCTTGCAGGTCCCTCGGTGCTGGTAACACCGGGGGATTTTTACATTAAAATCAGACCCTTTGTAAAATTTACTTATGGTAATTTACTTTTAAAACGAAAAATGTTAAAATTAAGTGTACAAGGGCACAGTTATATTGAGTTGTTTTTCCTAATGTGGTACAATATACAAGTGCAACATAATTAAGGAGGTGTACAAATTGGCAAAAATTAAAGCGCTTATTGCCTCTGTAATGTGCGGCTTTTCTACTTTTACCATTATGCCTAATACTAATTATGCAGATTTTGTCCCTCAAAGTCCTAGTACAATTTCAAAAGCTGCATGGTTAAGGACGGGCAGTTCTTTGAGAAAATCTATTGATAAGGTGGGAAAGAGAATTGGCACAATCGAAACCGGCAAAGGACGACAAATCAGTTAGAAATAGAGTTGCATCTAATGGTGATATTGTTGTTGCGGAACATTTTGAAGGATTGCTTCCCCATCCTCAGATTTTAGCGGAATATAATAACATTGTTCCTGGTTCAGCATCTGATATCATTAACGATTTTAAGGAAAATGCAAAAGCTATAAGAGAATTAAGAGCCAAAGAACTCGATTTGACTGCTATGCGTGATAAACGAGGTCAGTACATGGCGTTTATCTTAGGAGTGTGCATTATCGGAGTAGCTGCCTACGCTCTATATTTAGGTCAACCTTGGGTGGCAGGCGGAGCCTGTTTCCTTGCGGTAGGCTCTATTGGAGCATCTTTTTTAAAAAGCAGAATATAGTGAAGCAACATTTTTCCGCCAGCTGAAAAGCTGGCGGTATTTTTTTATGCCTAACGTCTTTGGTAAAAAGGGCCGATTTTCCAAAAGACACCTAACGTCTTTGGTAAAAATGGCTGTTTTTACTAAAGTTCTTTTTTATTTCTTCAGCACTTCCAGCCCCATCGGCACGCCTACCATGTCAGCAAGGCGGTGGATGGAGGTTTCCGGGTACTGCTGCAGCAGCTCATCCGGCAGGAGCAGTTCCACGGCGAAGGTGTTGGCCTGCCGTTCTATTTTCTCTATGCTGAAAAGGGTGTGGGCTTTGAGGAATGGCGTCGATACGCCTTTATGTAAAACACTGTGGCCAAGCTCATGGGCGCAGGTGTATGCTTGCAATTCTTCGGATATATCCTGATTAAGGATAATGAACTTAGAACGCTTATAAGTAGTGAAGTAGCCCCATGTGCTGCCAAGCTCTGCGTACATGACGATGATGTTCAGCAGCTGTGCCAGCTCAAAGGGGTTATTTGTTTTGTATTTATGTGTAAGCTGCTTCACAGCAGCCTTGATATCCATGATTTTATTCCTCTTCGTGGCGATATTTTTTAGGAGTGTATTTTTCTTTGGCGATTTTCTTAGCCAGACGCATGGTAGCCTGCAGGCTTGCTTTCAGGAGTTCTCTGTCTTCATCATCTTCAACGGTACCGCCCATGGCAGCCATTGCGTTTTTGCTGTCGAGGTCGGCAAGCATTTTTTCGAGGTCGGCGGCGATTTGGCGTTCGTCGCGGGGGGTGAGGGGGACGGATTGGCTCTGTAAACCATTATCTTCAATAATGTTACTTTTTTGTATGCCAAAATGGTCAGCTATTTTTTGAATAGCTCCCATGCGTGGCTCTTTTATGCCTTGTTCCCATGTTGATACAGCTTTATCACTAACACCTGCAATTTGACCTAACTCTTTTTGCGATAATCCATATTGTTCGCGCAACAACTTAATATTTTCACTGATTCCCATGATGTTGCTCCCTTCTTATTTTTATATCACTATCATATACTAAAAGTAGAAAAAAATCAACATAAGAACGAAAATAATCTACTTTTAGTAGTTGACACTCTACTAAAAGTAGATTATAATAGACTTGTAAATCAAACAAAGGAGGTGTTCAAAATGGGCTTATCTTTGAAGCAGATACGCCTTGTGAGAGAAAAGACACAGGACGAAATGGCTGAAAAGCTGGGAGTTCATGTCCAAACTTATCGCAAATTAGAGGAAAATCCTGATGAGGTAACTATTAAGCAAGCGAAAATTATCTCGGAATTTCTTGGCGTATCTTATGATGATATTTTTTTTGCCCAATAACTCTACTAAAAGTAGAATAGAAAAAGAGGTGCAACATGAACAACTTACAGATTTTCGACAGTCCCGACTTCGGTCAGATTCGTACCATTCAACAGAATGGAGAACCTTGGTTCGTCGGCAAGGATGTGGCTGACATTCTCGGTTATCAAAATGGTAGTCGAGATGTCAACCGCCATGTAGATGAAGATGATAGGCAAAACTACCAAAACGGTACTTTTGAAAGTAATCGTGGTTTGACCATCATCAACGAAAGCGGCTTGTACAGCCTCATCCTCTCCAGCAAGATGCCCAAAGCAAAGGAATTCAAGCGCTGGGTGACAAGCGAAGTCATTCCGGCAATCAGAAAGACCGGCGGTTACATCGCAGGCAGTGAGAACATGACGGATGCAGAGATTATGGCGAAGGCTGTGCTGGTAGCGCAAAGCACTATCCGGCAGCGTGACCAGCGCATTAAGGAGCTGGAAAGCGATGTGGCAGCGGCGAAGCCGAAGGTGCTCTTTGCGGATGCGGTGAGCGCAAGCGACAGCACGATTCTGATTGGTGACCTTGCAAAGATTCTGAAGCAGAACGGCCATCCGATTGGTCAGAAGCGCTTGTTCAACTGGATGCGTGAGCAAGGATACCTGATTAAGCGTGCCGGAGCGGATTACAACAGCCCGACGCAGAGAGCTATGGAAATGGGTTTGTTCAAGATTAAGGAAACGGCTATTTCCCACAGTGATGGTCACGTCAGCGTGAGCAAAACCACCAAGGTTACCGGCAAAGACCAGCAGTACTTTATCAACAAGTTTTGCGGAGCGTGATGGTGATGGAAGATAAAAAAATAACCGTGTGTCCGTTTTGCGGACGCACGGCGATAAGCGGACCCATTGACCTGGAACAAGCATTTAAAAAGCTTTGGGTGTGTTGTCTGAGCATAAATGTATTAAGCATTATAGCTGTCATGGTTTCTTGGGCTTTAATTGGAGTACAAGAAGCTTCCATAGTGGCTGCTGCCAATATGATGATGATTTCTGCAAGCTATTTCTGGTTTCGTTGGTTGCTGAAACGTAATGTTTGAAGAAATCAGAATTAAAGTCAGTTGAAAATAGCTTTGCATCAAGATCGTTCCATTTGTTATAAAGTTCTGCTTCATCTGGAAGCTCTTCATAGTAAAGCAGTTTGTTGTTTTCCCACCACGGATTAACTTTAACCGGTAAACAAAAAGAATCGTCTTTTAGCATATCCTTGGTCTGCAAAACTCCGTCATTAAATTCGTTGAACAGCATTTTCAACATGGCGGATTTTCGCTTTTGGGATTTTTTGACATCGTTGATGTAGGTTGTGGCTTGAGCTAAAAGCCAGCCTAAAATCACACAAAATATTTCCATGAATACACCTCCTGTCTGTAGCTTAATTATAGCATGGATGCGGAGAAGTGAGGGAAGAAGGGAGAAAGGAGTTAAAGATTATGGCAAGTATAGAGCTTTTGACTGTTGCGGAAGTAAGCAAGCTTCTGAAATGCAATGTTGATTACGTTTACAAGCTCAAAAAATCCGGTCTGCTGAGATTCATGAAGCTTGGCAACCTTAAATGCCGCCGGGAGTCTTTGGAAGAGTTCCTCAGCACATATGACGGCAAGGATGTGACTGATCCGTTTAACGTAAAGGAGTTGTAGACATGAAAAAAATCTTATTTGCCCTGTTGGCAGCCTGCTGCGTTTGGGCTGCATGGGACGCAACACGTCCGACGGAAAAATATGTTGTCAAGGCTACGGCCGGTGAAGGGGATACCCTTTGGCACCTGGTGGGTGACACCATGCAGCGCGAAGGAGACAGCAGAGATATTCGCGAGGTCATCTTTTATACAAAGAAAATCAGCAACTTGAAGGGTGACCTTCAGCCGGGGGACATCGTGCTGATTCCCATTGAGGTGCGCAGATGAACGAAAGAGATTATGACGGCCTGACAATGGACTACTTCCAAAATCAGCTGCTTGCAAAAGGCGTCACCAAAGACCAGTTTGCCGGCCTTACCACCCGGGAGCTGCAGAACATCGTGAATAACGTAAGTTTAAAGGAGGCATAGCATGAAACTGTTTGATATAGACGAAAGACTGGCGGCCTGCGTCAAGTTGGACGAAAGCCGTGTTGTAGATACCGAAAGCGGCGAAATCATTGACCTTGAAGCAATCGCAGCTCTGGAAATGGAGCGCGACAAGAAGATTGAGAACCTGGGCTGCTGGTATAAAAACCTGTTAGCGGAGGCAGAAGCTTTGAAAGCGCAGAAGAACGCTTTTGCAGAACGTGAAAAGGCTAAGAAGGCCAAGGCGGAAAGCCTCAAAGGCTTTTTGAGCCGCTATCTGAACGGCAAAAAGTTTGAAAGTGCGAAGGTGGCCATGAGCTTCCGTAAAAGTGAAGCGGTAGAGTTTGACGCAAAGTGCATCGGCGATGTTCCGGAAGAATTCCTGAAATTCAAAGATCCGGAGCTGGACAAGGTTGCAGTCAAAAAGGCTATCAAGGCCGGTGAAACTGTACCGGGCTGCGAGCTGGTAGCGCGCCAGAACCTGCAGATTAAATAAGGCGGTACTGATCATGGGCATTTATGAAAAGCTGCTGACATTGCAGGCAAAATTGAAAGTACCTAAAGGGCAGTACAGTGACTTCGGCGGGTACTATTACCGCAGCTGTGAAGATATTACAGAAGCGGCAAAGCCTCTGCTGGTAGAAGTAAAAGCTGTGCTGCTGCTGACGGATGAAATCGTTGTCATTGGCAATCGTACATATGTGAAGGCTGTAGCTAAGTTGATTGATACTGAAAGTGATGGTGTTGTGGAAGTTGATGGTTATGCTCGCGAAGACGAATCACAAAAAGGTAAGGATGTAGCGCAGATTACAGGAAGTTGTAGCAGCTATGCACGTAAATATGCGCTTAATGGGCTGTTTGCGCTGGACGACGCAAAGGACGCGGACGCACTGCTACCGGTGCAGCAGCCAACGGCAAAGCCTGCGGGTGGAAGTCAGAAGCCAGCTAACAACGCTAAGCGGCAGCCTACGGCAAAGCTAGCGGAAAAAGTCACTAGCTACCAGATGGGGCAGCTGCAAGCGTTGTCAAAGCAAAAGGGCGTTGCTGTTGATAGCGTCGTTGCAGGTTACAAGATTAATAACCTGCAAGACATGGATACAAAACAATGGGCGCAGGCTATGAACAGCCTTAGAAAGCGGGCTGATGCACAGTGAAAAAGTCTATTGTAACGGATAACATGGAATTTTGCATAGTCTGCGGCAGACCGCGGGAAGCAGTGCATCACGTATTTTTCGGAACTGCGCTGCGGAAAATCAGCGACAAACACGGTTTTGTAGTGCCGTTGTGCAACTATCATCATAACGGCGCGGCTGGCGTACATAATAATAACCAGGTGCTTGACCAAAAAATCAAACAGCACGCACAGCGTAAGTATGAAGCCCTGGGGCATAGCCGAGAAGAATTCCGGGCGTTGATAGGCAAAAGCTATCTTTAGGGCGGTGAAAACGTGAAAGCGCAGATTAAACATATAGCTGACGTGGCCTGTATGGGCTCTACAATAGAGTTTACGGTGGTGCTTGATAGTTTGTATAGGCAGGATGTTTTTGAAGTCCTGAACGCGATGCAGGGCGACAAGAAGCCGTATACGATATCCATCGAACCTGAAAAAGAAAGAAGAAGTCTTAGGGCTAACAACTATTGTTGGGAATTGTGCCATAAGATTGGGGAAAAGATTAACGCACCGAAAACGGTAGTATATCAGAAAAATATACGTGAGGTTGGTAGTTTCACAACTTTAGAGATGCTTACTTCTTCCGTGCCGCAGTTTTCAACGCGGTGGGGTGGTAATGGCCTGGGCTGGTTGACAGATACTATTGACCAACATGGAGAATATACCAGTCTAATAGCATATTATGGCAGCAGCACCTATACAACAGCCGAGATGTCAAGACTGATAGACAGTGTTGTATCAGAAGCTAAAAGTGTGGGCGTTGAGACCTTACCTCCATGGGAACTGGATATAATCAAAGCGGCATGGAAAGGGAGCTGATAAAGTGGCGGACGTGAAATGGATAAAGATTGCCGTTGATATGTTCGACAACCGCAAGATCAAACAGATTGGCAGCATGCCGGAGGGTGACAGCCTTCTGCTGATGTGGGTGCAGTTGCTCTGCCTTGCCGGTAATGTCAACGATGGCGGCTTTATCTATCTGACAAAGGAAATCCCATATACGGACGAAATGCTGGCCACGCAGTTTAACAAGCCTATTTCGACTGTAAGGCTTGCGCTGAAGACATTTGAACAGTTTGGGATGATAGAGATTATCAACAACATGATTTTTCTGTCAAGCTGGGAGAAGTACCAGAGCATAGACAGGCTGGCGACGATAAGAGAAAAAGACAGGGAACGCAAGCGGAGAAAAAGGGAAGCTGAAAAGCTTTTGCCTCAAAATTCCATGGAATGTCCGCGGACGTCCATGGACGTTCCACGCCTAGATATAGAAGGAGATATAGATATAGATAAAGATAAGAATAAGAGTATATCTAAAAAATCTCCCCGCCATAAACACGGCGAATATCAAAACGTGCTGCTGTCAGATGATGATCTGGAGAAGCTGAAGGCAGAGTTCCCTTCTGATTGGGACCAGCGTATACAGCGCTTGTCTGAATATATGGCTTCCAGCGGCAAGAGCTATAAAAACCACCTCGCTACTATCCGTAATTGGGCAAGGCGCGATAAACCGGCTGCAAAGCCTGCGGGCGGCGAAGATATGACTGATTTGGACAAATACTTCTAAGAAGGTGATAACGTGGAAAACATAACGGAGGTTTTAATGGAATCTGTTGCGAAGGCGGAAAAAATGATTGCAGCAGAAGAACCAGTGCCGGGCGATTACGAAAAAGATGGCCTGCTGTACTGCGGTAAGTGCCATACGCCGAAAGAGTTCCGCGGCAGCTTCCTGGGCATGGTCAAGGTGGTGCCGTGCCTCTGCCGGTGCAAGTCCGAAAAATTGGCGGCAGAAGAACAGCAGCGTAAAGCTGAAAAGCGGCAGGCGCGCATCAGGCAGCATCGCCGTGCCAGCTTTCTTGAAAGCGATATGCAGCATTGGAATTTTGCAGCTGATGACGGTGCGGACCCGCGCATAATGAGAGCTGCTAAAAACTACGTTGGCAATTTCACGCAGCTTCGGGAGCAGGGCAAAGGCCTGCTGCTGTATGGTGGTGTGGGAACCGGCAAGACTTTTGCTGCTGCCTGCATCGCCAATGCGCTGATAGATTCCGGCAGAACTTGCCTGATGACCAACTTTGCGCGTGTACTCAATACCTTGTGGAGCATCGAGGAAAAGCAAACCTATATTGACAGCTTCAATCAGTTCGACTTGCTGGTTCTGGATGATTTGGGAGCCGAACGCCGTAGCGAATACGCTCAGGAGCAGGTGTTCAACGTGATTGATGCGCGTTACCGGGCTAAGCTGCCGATGATCATTACAACCAACCTGAGCATCGACGAAATTAAAAAGCCTGACAGCATCGGCAACAGCCGTATCTATGACAGAGTGCTGGAGATGTGCCATCCGGTAGAAGTAACCGGCAAGAGCCGTCGCCGCCAGAAGGTAGCAGCTGATTTCAGAAGCATGAATGAGCTTTTGGGGCTGTAGGGAGGGCGGAAAAATGAGTGCAAAAGTAGATTTAACAGGGCAACGTTTTGGGCGGCTGATAGTTATCAAAGAATTGCCCCGCAAGACAGCACTAAAGAAAACCCCTCTATGGCTGTGCCAATGTGACTGTGGTAACACCTGCGAAGCTTATAGTGATAGTTTGCGTGGTGGTAAAAAGAGTTGTGGTTGCATTTTGAAGGAGCGCCGCAGGGCAGCAGAAGCTAAAAGGGCGGAGGGTGAAGCGATTAGAGCAAAAAATAAAGCACTGCTGGCGTTGAAGTGTCCTTTTCCTGCTAATTGTTGTTATAAAAGCAGGCATGGGATGTGCTGTTTAGATTGCTATGAGCGTGAAACTTGTGAAGATAGGTGCTTGAACACGCCAACGAAATGTGGATACAGCAGATTGAGGGAGGTGGAGCATGGAGTGGAATGAAGAATTAGAGAAAAAACTGCAACGCCGTGGCGAAATCTGGCACGCGGAAAAACTTGCATCACGTCTTATATTCGACGGCCGCCGTGCTCTTGAACACTATACTGCAGATGAAATGCGTGCGAAATTTGAGCCTATAGCAAAGCAGTACAGAGAAAGCGGGCGCTTTATCAACTGTCTGGCATCTGATGCCTTGGTGATGTACTGCAAGGAGCAGGGATATAAATGGGAGTGGTACCCACCTAGTCCATTGGGAGAGTATTGGTTCGTGCTGCCGAAAGAGGATTTATTTTAGGAGGTGCAATAATGGCTAAAAAAAGAAGAAGCCTTGAAGAACAGATTGAGCATGAGGAAGCAATGCTGTTGCTAGCATTTGAAATCTGGGAGTATATTCGTAATAAAGGCTGCCACGACCCTTTTTACCCAGACGGTGAAAACATGAATCTTGAACGCCAGCATATTATGTCTTACAAAGAAGAATTGGAGAGCTTGTGTAAAGACAGAGAGCTGCCAGATGCATATTACATTCCAACGCCTGAAGAGGTTGACCCCAACTACATGGCCCCGCACGGTGTTCACTACGAGCGCCGGATGAAGGGTGGTATGGCTGATATGTATCCTCTTACATACAAAGTGCCGGAAGAAATTGAGAATCAGCAGGAATTGTTTTAGAGGTGAGCAATAGTGGATAATATTGGGCATAAAATCGTGGACATCATCGACGATTACACCGAACTGTTTTCTGATACCCCCGACTTTAACCATGTTGAGACGTTGTCACAAAACATCTGCCTTATGCAGATTACACAGGCAATGCCAGAAGCGTTTGGCCGTGATGTAATCAAGAGCTGCCCTTGGGAAGATATTCCAGGTGATAAGTTTGGTTGCCATCATTGCTGGGCTGCGTTTGTCCGTGGGTGGAAAGAGGGCGAGACAAGCAACCAAATCAAAAAAGAGCTGGTAAGCTGGTACAACAAAAAGGAGTGATAGAATGGCTAAGAATCTTATTCTAGAAATCGTCAAAATGCCGTGGAAACCGAAATTTGGCGAAAAGTATTATTCTTTTGGCGGTAAATTTATCGGAGACCCGTCAATTTGGATTATTGTTGATGTTATATGGGATGGATTAGCATATGACGTAGCTATGTTAGACAAAGGCTGGGTATTCCGCACAAAGGAAGAAGCCAAAGCTGCATTGCCTAAAGTGGCTGCGGAAATGGGAGTTGAGTATGAATTATGACAGAAGATAGCTTATGCTTAAAGCTTGGTAGCTTTTACGGTATCCGCCGTGGCTTAGATTGCGGCCCGAACATTCTAATGAATCAATACCGTGATGAAAATGGCTGGGTTACGAATTTCGGCGTAAAAAAGAACGGAGATTTATGCGGAGAATACGAAGCCGATTTTCTGTATATCACAAAAGACAAATATCTGTATGAGGTTGAGGTCAAAATTAGCATAACAGATTTTCACGCCGACCTGCAAAAACCGCTATATCACAATTTTCCAGACGTAAGAGGATTTTATTACTGCGTGCCTTCAGAATTATACAATGCTCATGGCGACGAAATAAAACTTGTCTGTAAGGATAAAGGTGCAGGATTAATTGTAATGTACGAACGTGATTTTAGCACGTTAATAAAGCCTAAGATTCGCAAGGACGTTAAACCTTTAACGCCAATGCGTTACGTTTATTACCTGCGGTTATTCGCCAAAAAGTGGGTAAGGAAAAGGGAGGGAAAATAATGACAGTTGAGGAGTTTTACAAATGGGCGAAAGAAAACAATTGCACTGATTATGACATTTCGGTTGAGTGCTACGATGAAGATGGTGATGTATCTGAAACATGGCTTGCTGATACATGGATGTTGAAAGCGCGTCGCAATAGCGGCGAGATACTGATTAAATGCGCTGAATAGAGCTATGGACGAATTGGCAACAGCAATCAACAAAGCTAATTAAACCTTAAAAGAGGTGAGCAAGAAAAGATGGTAGGCAAATCACCCTGCAGAGGATGCGAAGTAAGAAGAATAGGCTGCCATGCTATCTGCAATGCATTTAGCGAATGGAAAACCGAGCAATACAAATTGCTGGAAGCTAAACGGCAGGCCAACTTGAAAAATTTAGCGACAGCCGGAACTGCCGCAAGACATGAGAAATGGATAAGGGGGCATAAATAATGACTGACAATGTAAACCATCCCAAGCACTACACCCAAGGCTGTGTTGAATGCATCGACGCACTGGCGGCGGCTACGATTAATCTGAAAGGCCTTGATGCTGTTTGTACCGCTAATGCCATCAAATATCTGTGGCGCTGGGGCCAGAAGAATGGCGTTGAGGACCTGAAAAAAGCCTGCTGGTATATCGACAAACTGGTTAAAGAAAATGAAGTCGTTGAGGATAAAACCCAAGCGGAGGAAAAACAGTTCTTTATGACGGCGGTACATTACAATCTGAATATGTGGCGTGATAGCGGTGATGTTGATTATCTGTATAAGGCCATCGCCTATATCAAAGCCCAAATCGGTGTAGAAGAAAAGGAGGCTTAGCCGGAGCTGATGATGGATATACCGTTTACTGAGTTAATCTACAATGCAGCAGGAACCATCTGCCTGGCGCTGGTCATTGTACTGGCGCTGCGGTTGGTGCTGAAAGGAGAGAATGAGAATGAATAGAATTATGCTGTTAGGCCGTTTGACCAAAGACCCCGAAATCAGATATACCCCTAGCGGTGCCTGCGTAGCACAGTTTACGCTGGCTGTTGACCGCCCCTACACTAAAGACGGCAGCCGTGAAGCGGACTTTATCTCTTGCGTAACGTGGGGAAAGACGGCAGAAACAATCGGCAACTACGTACATAAGGGACAACGTCTGTTGGTGGAAGGTCGCCTGCAAATCCGCAGCTACGATGCCAAAGACGGAAGCAAGCGCTGGGTGACTGAAGTAATCGTCAACCATGCCGAATTCATCGAGCGCAAGGAGCAGACATCACAGCAGCCGGTGCCGCAAAGCATGGAAAGTTTCGGCCAGCAGGTGCCTTTTGACGAAGAGATTCTGTTTTAGGGGGTGTGCAGCATGGAAACTAGCGCAGGTGAAGTTTGCGTGTGGTGCGATAAAGAAAAGGCTGTATCAAGCATTTTCGACAACGGTCGACCCGTTTACTGTGAAAAATGCCAGCGTGAGCTGTTAAAAGAATTTGGCACGCCGGAAGCGTTGGCTGAATGGGAAAGGACGCGCAAGCAACAATGAAATACCATAACAAAAAAGTTGAATGTGATGGCATCATCTTTGACAGCACCAAAGAAAAAATTTACTATGACGAACTGAAAGTACTGCGCAAGGCGGGCGAGGTTATAGAATTTGAACGTCAGGTAACGTTCGAGTTGCAGCCTAAATTCAAACATGCCGGCAAAACCGAAAGAGCAATAAAGTATATTGCTGATTTTGTCGTCAAATATAAAGATGGGCGCACAGTAGTGGTTGACACTAAGGGCTTTAGAACAAAGGAATATTTGTTGAAGCGGAAAATGCTGCTGTATAAGTATCCGGATATGTTTTTTGAAGAAGTCTGAGGAGGGGCAAAAACTTGATAACAAAATATGATCTGCGTAAATGCAAGCACTTGAAAATGGAGATAATGGATTTGCAGGACCAGGTGAACGAGCTTACCAACATGATGACATCGCCAAGAATTTCGCAATTAACAGGGATGCCCGGTGGCGGCAATAGCGGGCGTGACAATGTAACCAATGCCATTGCCAAAGCTGATAAACTGCGCAGTCTGTATTACGAAAAGTTTGGCGCGCTGGTAGGTTTGCAGATGGATATTGAAAAGGCCATTGAACCGCTGCCTGCTGAAGACCAGATGATGCTGAGAATGTATTATTTCAGCAACTACACGTGGGAAGAAGTGGCTGTACGCATGGGAATCAATTGGCGCAGCGTGCACCGCCGTCATGCAGCCATCTTGGAAAGGCTGGCACATGATGAAGAAGAAAAGAAAAAAACTGAACCTGAAAATCAATGATTGCTGTGGCAGGCAGCCAAGGTGTGCATTTAATAAACAAGGTGTTTTAGGGATTTACTGCCCATGCTGTAAAAGATTTGAGCTGGCGAGGGACGGGGAATTTTTCCTTGAAATAGCTCAAAGATGGAATAAAAAATTGTAAAAATATATGTTGTGACATTGTTTGACAGTATCCGCTGATGATATAATTATAATAAGCGGAGAAGAAAACAAGAGACGCAAGGGAGCAAGGCCCTGCTGCTGTAATGGCGGTGGGGCTTTTACTATGCCTTGGTAAGGGAGATGGCACAGTGATAACGAAAAATGAAATAGTTTTAACAATAGCTGCTGTGCTTGCCTTTGCCGGTGGTTTCTCTCTGCGCGGTGTTCTGCATACCTGCCCGGTGGCTGATACAAAAGTAGTTACCCAGGTCGAATACCGGGACAAGGTGAAAACGGAAATCGCTTATGTTCCTAAAGAGACTGTTATCTACAAGTCTGCTGACGGCAGCACTAAAAGCGAACCGGAAAAAACGGATATTGACGTGAAGCTCAATAAGCCGGTGCTGAATGTTAAGGTTAATGACAAGGCCTTCGTTGTGGCCAAAGCAGAGAATGAACAGTACCTGTTTGACAAGAATAAACTGACGCTGACGCAGACCAGCAGCACGGATCTTAATATAAAGATACCGGTAGTGGATAAAACGCGGCGCTGGGGCATTGGTGCTGGCATCTCTAAAGATGGCGCGGTAGGCGTTATTAACTTCCCGCTGAAAGGCAATGCTGGTGGTTGGGTAGCTGGCAGAGCTGATAATGTCATGGGTGGCGTTATGGTAAGATTTTAAAGATACCCGGGTGCAGGGGCAAGGTTCCCGAATGGGAGTAGATGCAAGTTGCGAATAGGACACATTGCAAATATTTGCAGCGCAGCATAGCTGGCGTCAAGAATCCCTTTACCCCCTGCTTTTATATGCGTAGGTGAGCCGAGTAGCGAAGGCAGCGGACTGTAAATCCGTGACGTAAGATACAACGCTGGTGCAATTCCAGCCCTACGCACCAATAAGAATAACGAAAAGCCTGCGGGCGAAGTAGTGAGGGGCAGAAGCTGCGGTGACTGCCCTTATATATTTTCTGCCTTTGCCGGGCGTGGGTTTTTGTAAATTTTTACCACGCCGGAATAGAACACCTTCTTTCCGGACGCAAGGACACCGCACTGCAATGCGGCGCGTCCGGCAAGGGTAGAAGAATTCGAGGTATAACATGGAGCACAGTAAAAAGTATAGGCTGATGGCTAATAAGCTGATACGCACGTTGCCGGAGTTTGCGGATATAAAGGCTGCTAAAGTAAAAATAGCCTACTTATCCAGCCTGGAAGAGAAGAAGCGCAATAAGCGGACGATATTTGCGGATTGTAACTTAGTGAGCGACCGCTACAGCTGGTGCTGCCCCTATGATTTTTTTATTGTGGTTTATGAGCCGAATGTAGTTGGCTTTAGCGAAAAG